TACACCTTTTAACTGATCTTCAGTAAAAGCTCTTTGAGTTCCATCTGTTCTAGCAGCTCCACCACCTGAACCAGAACCACCACTCCCTGCATCTACATTAGAAGAAATCCAAGTTTGAACTCCACCTAATTTTCTTGCAGTTGTAGCATTACCAGCAGTTGTCGCTACATTTGATAAAAGAGCAGTTTCCATATCTCTTTTTAATTCTTTTGCAGACTTTGCTACTTGATAAGCTAACTCATTGTTTCTTCCAGCAGATGTAACAGCATCATTTGTTCCTGATACTTGAACAGCTTTTGTAGAAATTTGAGTGTTGTTGGTTAGTTTAGTTGTTGCACTCAATGTTGGGTACGAAATAGTTGCACCCTCAACAGCAGCATTAGCAGCAACATCTGCTAGTGAATCTGTTTGCCATTGGTGTGATGTATTTGTTGCACTTGTTTTTGCAACACCAGACATAAAAGGCGTTTCAGTTGGAGCTATCGAATAAATGATATCTACCAAATCTTCTCTTATGCCGACTGTTTGGTATGTTTGAAATACAGCCATTTTTTTTCTCCTTTGAGGTTATTGGTTTATATATAACGCATCAATAGATCAGTAGCATCTTTTGGATTTCCTGATTTTTTCAATGCTTTTAACTGATTCAACCTAGTTTTGGAGTTTGATTCTTCTTTTGTTGACTTTGTGCCTGACTTAACAAAATTAGATGGTTTTACTTTTTTAGAAACTAAAGAAGGTTTAGCTGCTTTAGTTTTTTGAAAATTAATTCCATCCATGATTACATCAAAATATCTTGAATCATAAATTTTTGAGATATCTTCGTTAGAAAATCCTTTTGAATTTAAATAATTCACAATACTTGATTGGACTGCTGCACCTTTTATGGGGTCAACAATTTCAGGATGTTTTAAACGAAGTTTTCTTTGTTCTTCACTTATAATTTCCTTAAATTGAGTTTGCTGATGCTCTCTCAATTTTTGTTGTGCTTGTTGTATCGTTTGTTTTCGTTTTTGAATTTTACGATCTACTTTAGCAGCTTCAGTCGGATCTTCATCCCAAAGTCTATCTAGTTCTTTGGAATTGTAATCATTGTTTATTTCAGCATTCAAAGTCGCCACAAGTGAATTTAAATCATCCATCTTGGTCGAATACTGGTTTTTAAGACGATTTTCTTCGGCTTTTAGCTCTCTTCTTTCAATCGCTATTTCCTCTGTTTTTCGTCTATAGTCGGCATCTTTTTGATAACCTGCTTTTAATTCTTCAAGCTCAACATCAATCTTTTCACCATTTACAATAACTTGGTGTAGATCGGTTGTTTGTTCTTCAATTGCATTTTGATCTTCGGATGCTTCTTGTTCAACTGCAACTTCTTGAGTTTCCTCTTGTTGAGTTACAGGTTTTTGTTCAACTTCAGTTTCAGCTTTCGCTTCTACTTTCGGTTCAACTTGTGCTTCTTCTTCTTGAGGTTTTTTGATAACACCTTTAGTGTCCATTAAACCTTCAATATGTTTAGCAGCACCTTGTATTGTTGCGTTTGACAACAATGGGTTTGAGTCAGACATTAGTCCTCCTATAGTTAAGCTGTCTTATGACTTGGCTTATTTTAACCTGATTGGTTAAAATTTTGTATTGTGTTGTTGTTTTCTAAAATCTTCTAATTGTTTTTGAGCCAATTTACCTGTTTCAATTACAGTTTGAAGATGTTGTTCAACTTTTCCAACAACATTATAAGCAATCCAAAGTTTTTCTCTGGTATCACTTTCTTTCGCACCAGTTTTTTCAAGTAGTGCTTCAGAATAAAGTTTTTTTAGAGAATTAATTGCTTCTAAAAAAATTTTATTCTCTAGTATTTGTTTGGCTTGGTTGGATCGGCTGATTTCTTCCGATCTCCTCACCTGGTCTTTGGTTTCCATTTAATCCTTGTACCTGTTGACTGAACATATTAGCAGATTTTTGTGCTTGTTCAAGTATCTTACTATTTCCTGCCATCATCATTTTATCTAAATCTGCATCAGCTTTAATTTTTGTAGTATCTAGTTGTGTGTTATATTTTAAAGCCATATCTTTTATCTTTGCTTCGAAATCTAATGCCATTTCTTGAGATTTTTGTTGTAATTCTTGATATTGAAGTTCAAGATCAGCAATTTTTCTCTTATTCTCTGCATCAATTCTTGTAAATTCTATTTTTTCAATAGGTGTTAATGGTGGTGGAGTAGGTGGAGCCATCATTTGTTTACCTATATCAGGATTGACAAAGTAACTTTCAACATTTTTTAGTCCTGCGTTTTCAATTATTTTAGAAAGAGTGTTATACATATTTTTTAATGTAACCATTGGCATTTCTTTTCCACCTTGCAATTGAAATGCTTGTAGTTGTCTTTCTAAAATATTATTTAAAATTAAAATTTGTTGCTCTTTTGAACCAGTACCAAGTCCAACAACAATATTTATATTAAATTTATCTCTCCATTCTGTAGGTCGAACAGGAACATATTGATTATTTAACATGACAATTTTTTCTTTGTCTTGATATTTAATCATCAATTCAAATATTTTTTTAAATAAATCTTTAACACCTGTTTCAGCAAAAATTCTTGCAATCAATTCTGATCGCATTTGTGTTTGTGTCATCAATGTGTTGACACCAGTCGCTGTTTTTGAATTTAGTGTGTCGGCATCTAAACCTTGTGCAGATTTTGTAATACCAGTTCTTGCTTCTCTAACTGTATCTAAATAGCTTAACATTGGAAATGCTTGATTAGATATTGGTTGAGATTGCAAAGGTTGCATTACTTGATTAGGTGGTTGTTTAGTTCTAACCACACCACCAGGTCTAGTTGTTAATAGGTCATCCATGTTGACCATTCCATCCATGATTGCAACTCTGTTGTTATTAGTTAAATACATATTGTCTAATAACTGACGCATCACAGTTGATTTCATAAGTTGTATATCTTCAACTAATTCAGATATGGATCTTCCATAAAATCTATGTGGCATTGGTATAGGAGTTATTGTTACAAATGGAATATTATCACAAGGCATATTTTCTAAAACCATGTAACCACTATCTCCAGCAGAAATAATTTTTCGCAACTCTGCTACACCATCTTCGTCAAAATCATATCTTATATAAGATTCGTAAACTAAAACTTTTTCTGTAGATTTATCTGTAGGATTATCAAGATTATATTCATCTATATTTCTTGATCTTACTATTTCCTCAGTATTATAAATATCTTCATCAGATTTTGGTATTGAGTTTACATCTTCTTCATCATAACCCATAGCAACTAAATCTGATCTTGACATTAATACTTTGTGGGAAACAAAATCAGCATCGTCAATAGTTTTTGCATTTCGACTAATTAAAAATTCTTCTGGTGGCACACTTTCAATTTTTACTTTGCCTGTTTTTTTAGTTCTTTTTATTTTGCAATTGTATAACGTAAAATCTGGTTTTTGAACTTGAGATACATCTACTCCTCTAGCTTCGTACTGCTCAATTAATTTTTCATAATCTTCTTTGGCAGACTCATCTTCAAACACTTCTTCTTCAACTTCTTCTATTTCATCTTTAGTATCGTTAAGTGCATCCTTTTCAGCTTTGGTTAAATTTTTATAAGTTTCATGTTCTATTGTTTCTGACTCATCAAAGTAAATTTTTAAAAAACCATTTTTTTCAATCAATGCGTCTTTAAAAAAATTATATAATAATTGAAAGCCATTATTCTCTTTGTAAAAAACATGATTTAAATAAGCAGATGCTTGTTCGGCAAGAGGTACATCTTCAGCAGTTACAGGATCGCAACGCACCACATTATCACTGGCTGTAAACACTCTAAGTAAATTTGGTAAGATACTTTCAACAGTATCAGAAACATCGGTTGACACAACTTGGCTACGACCATCTATCTCTGTGCCTAGTTTATCACCTAAATAATATTCTAAAGATTTTCTACGACTTTGAGAAAGATTGCCACCTAAATAACCTAAAGCGTTATTGATTTGGCTTGATAATAAATTTCGTAATTTTGGGTCTGTAATTTCTATGATTTTTTTTGCCATATTAAACTATATAATTCGTATTTACACTTATCGGTTTTTTCCAGTCGCTTCTAGTTACTGGTTCAACGATAGCTCCATATCGTATGCTATCGCAAAAGTGTGAAGACCAATTGTGCAGGGGTTTGTTCCTGAAACAATTATTTTTTTCATCCCATCGTTTGCAGTAGGATTTTAATGCTTCTATGAGCTTTTTGCAATTGTTTTTATGAAAATAACAATTAGGCAACATTCTCCTTACTTGTTCAATACCATCTTCAATACTTAATTTAGGAGCTATGTCAAACTCTAATCCTAGTTCCTTTGCTGTTTCCCACCTTGATTTGTTTGTGCCAATCTCTCTGACCCTAATATCATGGGGAGCTATATGCTTTGAATATGTGTAACCTTTATCATCAATAACATTTAGATAATGCTCTAATCCCTCACCTGAGTTTTCATAGCAATCAATAATTCTTATTTCATCATTATGCCTTTGAGCAAATGTTATAACTGTACTATCGTTCATTCCTAAATCCCACCAAGTTTCGACCTCTAAATCCTCATCTATATCAAAACTTTTAATATTTCCTTTTTGCTCTAACTGCTCCATAATTTTTCCAAAATAAGATCCTGATATACCTGCTTGAAAGGAACACTCAAACTCTTGAGCATAACTTTCTGCCGACATCGTTTCTTTCGCAGCTTTCAATTCTTCCTGATCAATAATGTTTGTATCACTAGCTTTGAACACTTTGGTAAACCACCCCTCTGTGTGTTTGGCTTTTTCATGTAAATCAAAGAACCAGTTTCTGCCCATTGGTGTTCCAATAAATATGGCAAAACCATGACGATCTGAAAGAGCAGGTCTCAAAATGGTATCAAAGAGGTCTGGCGAAAGGTTTTGGGTTTCATCGCAAACTATGCCATCAAAATACTGACCTCTGATTGCTGCACTATTCTCACCACCGATAATTTGAATACGACTATTGTTTACAGAAAAATCTACCCTTAGTTCAGACTCATTGAATTTTGTTCCTGGTATGGCAGCAGAAAATTGTTTGAGATAATCCCATGCAGTTGATTTACCTTGTAATCTAAATGGCGAAATAAAGGCATATCTTGGATAAGGTTTAGTGTTTGTCAAAGCAGCTTTGATTAAGTGGTTTATTGCGAAAACTGTTTTACCACCTCTCCTGTGAACTATGACAACATTAAATCGGTTCATGTCGCATTTTTTATGCAAAAAATTTTGGATTTCTCTTGGTTTGTAAGGAATAACAATTTGTTTCATTTTATAACAAAACCCCCCTAGTGAATTGTAACATTATCATCAGGATAATCTGTTGGTAAAACAAATTGTGTTTTTAAAAAATCAGAAAAGTCTTCAGCTTCTTCTTCGTTATTAAATCCTTGAAAGTGTGTAATTACAATTGGTTTTTTTGTGGTTTTATCTTTCATTATAAAGATTATTGTTTTTAGAAATTTATCATCCATTTGTGTGTACCATACATTAATTTTTATTTAGCGACACAAGTAAAATCAGGCAACCCCAACTAGAAAACCCCCATGTTCGCACTTTGTTCTCAATAAATCTAATAAATTATTACTACCGATAACTTATGAATTATCATTAGTAATATAATTATTGTTGCAACCAAGCAACATTGTTGCATTTTTGCCATAATATCATGTGTACTAATCAAACTTTTTGTGTGTTTGTTTTGCCACAACTCCAATAAAATCAACATTAATTAAACAATTAGTAAACATTTATTACCTATTTATTTGCTCCAACTAATGTTTAAAGGTTGTTTATCATCACCCTTAATGGTTAATTCTGCTGCTTTTCCATACCTTTTAGATGCAATTTTACTAGCATTCCATTGAGCAGATGCAGTTATAATTTTATAAAGATTAACCAAGTTCTGTCCTGCTTTGCCATCAAGGTCACCTCTTTCAATTTTATCCTCTAAAATTTTTCTTTTATCTTCTAGCTCTGATAATTTAAGATCCACTGCTAACTCTTTTGACTTTTGATATCTTAACATTAATGAGTCATCTTGAATTAAATAGTTTCTAAAGTTTGACCAAGTAATATCAACATCATCTTTTAAAAATACTTCTCTAATGGTAAAACCATCAGCAAAGTAATCCAAGATTTTTTGTGCTAGTTTTGTAGTTAATTTTTTTTTTCTTGCCATAATAATTTGGTGAGTCTGTCAGTTGTGAAAGGAAAGAAAGAAATAAGAAACCAACAGACTCAATAGTTATAACTTAATAATTTAAGCACTAAAGAGGGAGCTTAAATGTGTGATATTTATACCACAAAATGTAGTATTTTTACAAGTCAAAAACACTAGGTTTTTTTGAAAATGTTCGCTTGTCAAGGGTTATGGGATTGACCTTCAATTTACCTTCAAACATTAATTTGTCTATTAATCGTTGAATAGTAAAGCTGCCATATTTTGCACCAAATACAATCCAGCGCATTTGTTCCACCGACAAAATCCCACTTTTAAAGTCTTTTTCTAAATTTTCAATTATTTCAATTTTCTGCAGGGGGGTGTAATCGTTGGAATAACTTAATTGTAAAGGTTCATTATTATAGTGATATGGTTCTTCACTCATTTTTTAAAACCTTTAAATCCTTTCTTATATAACATATTATTGTTATGTTTAGTATTGTTACTCTTAATATTAAGTAAATTATACTTACCCCCTTGCTTATTTAATAAGTAGTCAGGTGCTTGTATTTTAGGTAGTCTTAACTCATATTTATTAGCCGATGTCTTTCTGTGGATAATTAAATAGTCTTTTTTTATAAGCTCATTTTTAGCCCTTTGAAGTGTGGATAGGCATATATCCAATTTTGTCATTAATGTGGCATTTCTCAAAACCCTAAATTTTGGTGATAAATACCTTAAATAAATAAATAAGGCTTTTGCCTCTTTGCTCAACCCCTCATCAATTATCAATTGATTTGGAATCATTGTGAAACCTTTGGTGGTCATAATCCTTCCTTTATGAGTGAGTGTTTTATACTTAATCATTTTACAATCAATTAGAACATTTAGCGAACATTAATTATTTTACACTCTAGGGTTTTTATACTTGCAGTATAGAACAAATGTTATATAAAAATAGTATGTTTAACAAATCAACAAAGGAAAGAAACATGACTAAACTACATCATACAGAATATAAAAAAAATTATAAAAATTATATTCTTTCAACTATAGAAGAAGACTCAGAAGGTAAGCCAATCAAAACAGATGAAGAAAAAATAAAATATATTTTTGATAGGTTCTATTCAGAATATGGTTGGAATATTGAAAGAGTTGGAAAGTTTAAAGCCATGACCGAATGGTTGCAAGGTTTAGCTTTAGACATCGAATATTGGAATGACTCAATAGTTCCTTTAGCAATTAAAATGGGATCTATTGATGAGAACCCAAGCGAAAAGTTACAAGCTAAAGTTATTGATAACTATTGGTCTTTTATGGCTAATGTTATCTTATGGTTTGAACCAAAAGAAAGGAAACAATAATGAAAATTTTAGCAAACTATGAATTAAAAGACATGGGAACACCAATTAAAGAAACTTCTTATTGGTTGTTTTTTGAAAAGGGAAAGATTGCAAAGCATACAATTTCAAGATTTCATTATAAATCAGAAATTAACAAATTTAGAAAAAAATTAAACTTTGCAAAATATAAATTAATTAATAACACAATAAATTAAAAAGGAGAGAAAATGAAAGCAATTAAAGAAACTAAACAAGTTATATATAATATGATGATTGAAAGCACTGGTACTCATTTTTTAGATAGTGGTGGTAAAGATGGAAGACATTGGCAGAAAAATCAAAAAAAGACTTTGAAGGATTTTGAGAATGAAGAATATATTTCAAAGGAAGATGGTTATATTACAAAATCTTTATTCCATCATTTAAATGAAAGCTGCACATATCTTCCAGATATAACAAAGCAATTTAATGATTGGATTAATGAAGATAAATATCATTGGATTGATAATAAAAATGGAAGATCGCATGTAATTGCAGATGCAGAAGACTTCATGAATGAGTTTATATATCCAGATGAAGAGGCAAAATGTACTTATACATATAATTTTGATAATTGTTTATCTCAAGATATACAATGGATCTCAAGTGGTGATTTATATCAAAATAATATTATTGCTTTGTGTGTTCACAATGGAGCAGATGCTAGAGGTGGAATGACCAATTATAAATTCTTTAAAATTGATCCTGATATGTTTTATAGGATGGATGAAGAGTATTTTAGAGAAGATGAGGAGGTCGCATAATGAAAGCTAAAGACATAAACATATATAAGTTATTTAGCAAAACCTTTAAAGGTCGTAATATGTTTGGCTTTATGGGTTTTGGTGAATTGAGTAAAATGGACAAAGTTAAAAAGCCAATAAGACAAACAAAAAAAATAAATAATAAAGAAAATTGTTTTTGTGAGGGTGATATGAGAGATCATTTTACAAAAGCACAAATGAACAATGAAGATATAATTGAGCTGCCAGAGGATCTAATTAATAAACTTAATAAGGGGGAATAATGATTAATCAATTAACAGAGGTTTATATTAAATGGTGTAATGATTATAATATACCAAAAGTAAGTGCTGATGAACAAGACAGAAGTAAACTAACAAAAGAACAAAAAGAATGGTTAGATTATTTCATTGAGAAATGGGATAATCAACATGAAATAGATCGTTTTATTTATGTTAATTTAAAAAAAAGCACAAGAAATAAAAGGGTAAACAATGTCTGAATTAAAAGAAGAACATTTTGAGGTTATTGATAAAAACAAAGCCAAAGTCTATCAAGAACAGAAAGAAATGAGAGAAGAAACTATTGAGTATATTGGCTCTTGCTCAATATTTGACTTGCAAGAGGTATATAAATTAATAAAAAGGTTAAAGGATAGAAAATGAAAAAACAAATAAAAGCATTGGATAATTTTAAATATAAAAATTTAGATGGTAAAACAGATTATCATTTTAGAAAATTACCTTTAAAATCTAAAAAATTATTTATTACATTATTCAATAAACATTTTAAAAAAAATGAAAAACTTAATATCAAAATATAAAGTTTGGAGTCTATACTATAGATCCGAAATAGTTTGGTTCTTGGTGGGTCTAGCAATAGGAATAATTATATTTTAATGAAAGACAAATATAAACTTACAAAAAATGATTTGCATAATCTTAAAAGGTTGATGCTTATATATACTCTTGAAGGGTCTAAAGCCAAAAATGGAGTTTATTATAATAAATATAAAAATTGGAAAGGAAAGGGTCAATTATGCTTGAAACAATTATTGCAATAGAGATAGCTTTATTAATATTTTATTTTGCTACTAATTAATGAATATTTATGGTGATGTCAGAATTTGTTGTAAATGCCAAATGAAAGCAGATGTGGTTGAAAAAACTAAAGATTATTGTGCTGAGTGTTGGTTTAAGTATTTTTCTGGCGAAACATTGGAGCAATACGAAAAAAAAATAAGTCAATTAGATGATTTAAAAAAAATAAAAAAATGAAATATTTAATAATTTTTATTATAATTTCTTCTTGTAGCATTAAAGATTATGATTTTAACCCAAGCACAACAATAGTAAATCAATTTATAAAAGGATTGAATGATAAAAATAAATTTAGATCCAAATGATGTTGAACTAGCTTATACAATAGCTCAAAAGAGATTTATTGGTAATTTAAGGATGAATAAGGGTTTTAGCTATGGATATGATAAGAACCTCAAAAATCAGCTCTACGATGGCTTTTTAGGAGCATTAGGAGAGGTTTCTTGGGCAAAATGGACTAACTCCTACCATAATGCGTCATATACCGATAATTTGCAGAGATATGAGAATTCTGACTTTCAAAACAACATAGAAATAAGAACACAAGAAAAAAAATCATATAATTTTTTACTAATTAGACCAAATGAAAAGCATGGTAAATATGTTTTAATTATTAAAAATGATGACAAACATTTTAATTTTACAATAGTGGGTTATTTTATATTTAATAAAGATATGCCAGAGAGACTATCTCATTTTGGCAATTACAATAGACCAGCTGCTTATAAAATTGAATTATATGAACTAACACCTTTGGAGGACAATGAAAGACAAGATAAATTTTAAAATATTCAAACCTTTTGGTTCATCAATGGCAAGAGCTGAACTACCTTTAGAACTAATAAAAGATTTTAAAGAGGATTTAAAAAAAATAAGAGCTGACAAAACAAAACAAAAACAACATGATTGGGGTGAAAGATTAGTCGGTCATGTGGCAGAAGAATATTTAATTACACCAAAGATAATGCTTAAATGGAAAGCAGCTTTTTTTGACCCTATTATAGCTTCGTATACAAACGCACATATAAAACATAAAATTAAAAGTATTTTAATTAATAGTGCTTGGTATGTTGTATCTAAATCTGGCGATTACAACCCATGTCACCGACATTCAGAATATGTTTATGGTAATCCAAACTTAAGTTGTGTTGGATATTTACAAATACCAGACTCAATGATTCCAACAAAAAATGCAAAACAACACAATGATTTTTCAGGTCAAACAGAATTTATTGAAGGTTCTGAAAATATGTTTGCTGATGTAAATTATAGGGTTATGCCAGAGGTTAGGCAGTGGATTTTGTTTCCAAACAATTTATCCCATGTTGTGTACCCATTTAATAGTACCAATAAAGATGATGAAAGAATATCTTTTTCTTTTAATGCAACAATAAACTTTGACAAAGACAATGCACCCACAAATTGAAATTATTTTGTATAGTATTTTGACAATTTTTGTATATTTTATATTGTATGGTTTCAATGCTTAAAAAAATAGGGAAAGAATGGACAAGAAAAGAGGAAGGTGGGATGTTTACTGCCGATCATTTAAGTCCAACGCAGCTTGGAAAAAATATTGATCAATGGTTTTACGATTATTGCAAACTTACTGCTGCTGAAAGAAAAAAATTAAAACCTAATATGAAAATGATATTTGGTGGATTGGTAGGTCAAGCCATGCAAGATATGATAGTTCATAATTTAACATTAGAACAAGTTTTAAAAGGTAAAAAATGACAGATCAAATAATGATGGAACTTGCAAAACTGCAAACAGAAAATAGAAATCTCAAACAAGAAATAAAAAAAAGCACACAATTATTATTACAAAGAGATGATGAAAAAACAGAATTACAAAAAGAAATATACAAGCGACAACAATTAATAGACTTTTTAAATAAACAATTAAACGATGAGAGGAAAGACAATGAAAAAAGCAGAAAAAGTGCCAGAAGAAAAAAGTAAAGGTTCTTTTAAAGACAGAAGAAAAGAGTGTTTAAAAGAAATAGGTAAAATACCAACAGTTTCTATTAAAGGAAAACAATATGCAATTGTTGTAGAAAGACATAAACATTTATTACAAAGATTTCCAGAGGCAAGATTTAATGAAGAAATATTACACCATGATAATGATAGAGTAATTGTAAAAGTAGAATTATATATTGGCGATACAATTTATAGTGTAGGTCATGCAGAGGAGTTTAGAAATTCATCTTATATAAATAAAACAAGTGCATTAGAAAACGCATCAACAAGTGCGTTAGGTAGATGTTTAGCTGCCTTTGGATTATCAGGATCTGAATTTGCTAGTGCTGAAGAATTAGTTAATGCTTTAAAAAATCAAAGTAACAATCAAAATTCTATTAAGGAACAAATAAAGCAGCAAACCACACAAACTAAATTGACTTCTTTATTTACTAAATGGGA